GCCAGGGTCTCTAACCCAATTTCAAGAGACTTTTGGATTCTGGTGATCACGCGAGCGAACTTAACATCTAGCTGGGAAAGATTAGCTTTCCTTTCGGGAGCCTGATCTTTTTCAACAATGTAGTCCTTTGGTATCTTCATGGCAGCTAAAAGCTTGTCTCGGAAATACTTGACATCATCAACTTCTCCTAAGTTTTCAGCACCTTTAAGAGTTTCAATCTTAGTGCCAGAGGATCTACCATTTACAGCAATGTAAAAGTCTTCATCAGCAGCAAGAGCGTTAAAGTTTTCTTCAATATTTCCTGTCTGGGAGTTGTAGCTTTTATTTTTCTTGAACTTATCCATCTGCTTCTTAATATGCATCTCTGCTTTAGAAGCGGGTAAAGATCCCGTGTCAATGTAGAATATGCGTCTCTCTGGTGCTCTGACTAAGCGATAGATGAGCATTGCATCTTCCATCATCTTGAGACTTTTGTAAGTCACTCTAGCAGCAGCCGCAATTGATTTACCGTAGGGGTAGTGAGTCGGGTCAGAGGTGTGAAGTCTAAAGTGTACAATTTGCCCAGGATCCAGCGAGATCATATGAGTCTTATCTAACTTAGGACCCATGGCACCATAAGAGGACCAATCATTTTTCTTTGGAACTTCCTGAACAAACTGCTTAAGATAACCGAACTCATCTTCTACACGATAAATGTAAGTTGGGTTTAAGATCTTAACTCTTTGAATACCCTTCTTTGCATTGTTAAGGTCGATGATTGTTTCTATGAATAAATCACCATACTTCACTACGTTTCTAGAAATATCCCAGAGATACCTCTCCATGTGAGTCTGGTCAAACATTCGTGAAATATCAGTCTTGACCATCTCGTTGTCTGTCTCAATCTTCCAAGGAGTCCCATCCACATTTTCTTGCGTGCAGTCGTCACTGTAAATGTCGAAAGCAGAAGATATCTCTGGGTATCCATCCATATCCTCATATTCTTTATACCTTCTCTTCCTATCATGCTCAATCTGTGGCAGCACAGGGTAAAAAGTCTTTTCGTGGTTGAATTCTGATGCTACTTTGATAACATCTTTACTCTGTATGGCATCACCTTGCAGAGGCTTAGGTGCTGCTACTTTTCTAAGAGAGATTGGATCTACGTACTGATCGTCTTTTACATCCTCTACCTCTCTGGCAAAGAATTTCTTAAAAAATCTACCAATTAAGCCGAACGGCTTATTATAAGGCTGGTTTGGGTCTGCAAATTGTGAAAAACCCTCTGCGCCTTCTCTTATTTTCCTATCAGCCATTTAATATTCTCTTCGGTAAGCTCATTTCTAGAGGTCTTCACCTTATATGTATAAGCGTTCTGGATAGCTGCTGGGATATAAGTTTTATCTTCTGCCTTTTCTATGAACGCATTTCCCCTTAAACTATTAAAAATCTTAATTCCAGTAGCAAAGGCCATGATTAAATCATCATGACAGTTTTTATCTGGTCTGACCCTACCCGACTCAGGGTCAATA